CTACCAGGTCGTGTAGATCAGCTCGCGCCGCTGCACCGCCTGCCGGCCGATCGTGTAGCGGATTGGCACCACCCGGTCCCTGAACTGGCCGAACACTTCCCGCATGGCCGGGTGGTCGTTGATCGTCAGGATGGCAGAGCCACGCACCCGAGCCATCTGACGCGCCAGCTCCTGGTACTGCTCCATCCCAAAGGGCGTGCCATATCCCTCGGTCTCCCAGTACGGTGGATCCAGGAAGAACAGGGTATCGGCGGCATCGTACTTGGCCAAGCATTGCTGCCAGGCGAGGTGTTCGATGGTGACCTTGTGGAGCCGGAGGTGCGCAGCGCTCAGATCCTCTTCGATGCGCAGCAGATTAAGGCCCTTGCCGCCCCGGCCGAACCCAGGGGTCTGGCCAGTCGCCTTGCCGCCCCAGGCAAGCCGCTGCAGGTAGTAGAAACGCGCAGCTCGCTGGATATCCGTGAGGGTGTCAGGGTGCTGAAGCTGGCACCAGCGGAACATTTCCCGGCTCGTCAGAGCCCATTTGAACTGCCGAACGAACTCCTCAAGGTGGTTGGCTACCACCCGGTAGAGGCGCACCAGCTCGCCGTGACAGTCATTCAGCACCTCGGCCTTGGCTGGCTCCCTCGCGAACAGAAGAGCAGCGCCGCCGGCGAAGGCCTCGACGTAAGTGCGATGAGGGGTATCGCCCACCAGGGGCAGCAGGTGGGGCAGCAGGCGGGTCTTCCCGCCCGGCCAGGGGAACAGCGTGGTCGTCTTCATTCTCAGCCTCTGCGATGGGTCTGGGCGAGGCTTGTCTTCCCCGCGCGGGGAGCAGGGCCTCGGCCAATAGCACGCGGGCTGTACGCGTGTGTTGCGGCGCCGGGCAGGCAGTTGCAGCTGTCTGCCCGGCGCCCTGTTCTTAGATGGACGGTCGGCTACTCACCTCTCGTAGAGGTACCCGGTGCACCATACGGCCAAGCCGCCGTCTGCGACCGGCCCGCTACGCGAGTAGTTAAACCGCTGGGTGGCGTCGAGGATCATCTCCCCGAACATGATCCTGCCGACGCGTAGGAACTCCAAAATGACGGTGCTGCTAGCGGGGCCGGCCTCGGAGTTGGCAATGAATGCAACTGCCGTTTCGGCCGTCGAATTGTTCTCTGCGAATGCGTACATGATCCGCGAGGTGACGGGTACCGCCGCAGAGCAGGACACGTCAGTGCTGGTCACCGCCGTGCCGCCGTTCAGTACGTACAGTGGCGCCGTGTTGATGTCCTGCATGTACTTGATTGCGTTGCTTCCGGTGCCGTGGACGAAGCGAATGATCTGTCCTGCTGCATTGGTTCGGAAGCTTCCGATGTAGCGCCGCGATGCGGCGCCCGCCTTGGTGCGGGCTGTTCCGCTGTAGGGAGCGGCCGGGACATCCGTAACGGCTTCGATCGCCGGCGTCGAGCCGTTGAGGTACAGATAGAGGTGGTACCAAGTGTTCGCCGCAAGCGTCAGGCCGCTGAGGGTCAGCGCGGCCGGCACCTCAATGGCCTGCTGCAACGACGGAATCCACGCGCTGCCGCTGGAAACGCGAATGGAAGCCGGCCCCACGTACTCCATGCGCAGGCCGAGGATGTGGCCAGCCATCGTCCACAGGCCGGCCCCGGCCGCGACCGAGGCCGCACTGGCGGCGGCGAGCTGGGAGAGTTTGACGTCAGGCATTGGGGTTACTCCAGGATGATCGGGTCGCCGGCTTCCGTGACGATGCGGTCGCCCGCTTCGGTCACCAGCTGGGCGCGGTAGAGGAAGGTGTGCTGCAGGCGCTGCCAGCTGGTGAAGCCGTCGCGGACAGCCTCGATCTCAACCCGCAGGGTCTTGCCGCCGCTGCCGACCGGCGGCAGGTAGCTGTCGGTGGCGGCCGTGATGCCCGTCTGCGTGCGCACCAGGGCGTCCTGCAGGTACCAGCGGGCGGTGTAGGTAGTGCCTGGCTCTGGGCCGATGCTGGACTGCTCGGAGTCGACCAGCTGGTCGGCCTGCAGGAGGCGATCGCGATGTGCCCAGGTGGCCACCACGGTACCGCCAGAGCCCCAGGCTTCGGCAGGATAGGTGTCGCCATTGATGCGCAGCCGTCCCGGCGGGTACGGCCGGATCTGGCGCCGGCGCATCGTCAGCGCGATCGCCGTGGCCAGATCCGGATTCAGCTCGCCCTGGCTGGTGCGGGTGATCAGCTTCGCCTGGGGCGACTCGTTGGCCAGGTACTCGCGCCCGTCGAAGCCGACGTATTCGTCGGTGAACCACACCCGCGCACCCACGGCATGCGGCATCGGCACAGTGTCCACGCAGCCACGGGCCACGGTCAGCGTCGCCGCCACCGGGTCAATCGAGACCACCCGGACCAGCTCGTCATCGATCAGCGCCTCCGAGCCGACCTCGATCATGTCCAGGCTGACGCCGGCGGACAGCGCGATCGCCGTTGTGGTGGCCGTCATTGCGGTGATCAGCAGGCCAGTGGGAGCGAAGTCGGCCGCGCCCGCCTCGGCGAACGGCGCACCTCCCAGCCGGGTCTGCAGCGTGTAGCCGAACGCCACCGAGGTCGGCCGCACACCGATCGAAGTAAGGTAGCCGACGTCAGGCGACACAGCAGCCAGCTCCGACGCCCCGAGAGTCGTGGCCAGGTCGCGGTAGCTGGCCTCCTGCAGGCGCTGCACGGTGACCGGCTTGGGCTTGGTGTCCGGCTCCACCCAGGCATTCTCCGAAGGCTGGATGTAGCTGGCAGCGGCCATGCCGGCGACGTCCTGGACGACGGTCAGCACTACGGCTGTCTCGGTCTGTGTGCCCTCGTCAACGTCCAGGATACGCACCGGCATGCGGGCCACACCGCGCCGTGGCCACGACAGGGCGCGCACCTGCCCCCGCTTGAAGGGACCGGCATCCTGGCGTACCCGGATCTTGACCCTGCATGGCAGGCTGCTCACGGCGGCCACTTCGCGCGCCGCCACTCGCCCGGCGAGCGCAGCGTTCCACAGGCCCGGATAGTTCTTCCGAGTGCTGACCACACGGCCCTGGGCCTGAACGCTGGCGAGGTTCTGATAGGTGACCGCAGCGTCTTTGTTGGTGGCGATATCGCGGTAGACGACCGTGATTTCATTGACGCTACCCTCCAGCATCGGCTGCTGCCACTCCATCAGCTCGATGATGCTCGCCGGGCCGATTTCCGCCAGGGCAGCCGGATCGTAGTCCGACCGAACCAGCACCAGCTCGGTCAAGCCGGTCACCGGATCCTCGATGCGCATGCCACCGATGTGGTCGCAGACCATGTCCATGAACTCGCCTGCAGGGACCGATCGGGACCACTTCAGGCACAGGCCGAAGCCTTCGTTCTTCAACGTCTGCGCTGCCTTGCGGAAGCTCTCATCGTTGATCACGTCGATCGGGTGGCCCATGCCCTCGGTACGGACCTGATAGACAATGTGGGCCGGGTTCATCCCCTCATCAATCTGCACCAGGTCAGCCTGCCAGAGCCCCTTCTTCCAACCTTGGCGCCAGCGAGAGACCTTCTTCGTCCAGTTCTTGATGTAGGGATTCATGGCCGATACCTGGCCGTTGAAAACCGTAGTAAACAGGCCTCGTGCGGCTGGCCACGGGCCGGGCACCAGCGACTGCAGGTAGGTGCTGGGCATCTGTGTAGGCTCGCCCATGCGCACTTCCAGCGTGCCGACGATGCCACCTTCGCCCTTGTCGCCGCCGAAGATCTCCGGAGCCAGAATGGTGATCGAGCGGGACGCCGTAATCGGACCCGTAGCCGGGACGGTCCTCGGGATGCTCATCCCGAGAATCTGGGTCCACGCCGTTTGCGCGCTACCGTCCCAGACCTTGCGATCGCCGACACGGATCTCCCTCAGCGCGTCGACCGGCCCGAGGCATTCGCCGAAGTAGAGGCCCATATAGTAGCGGTAGCCGACGGTCTGTTTCTTGCCACTACCCACGACTGGCCTCCTCGCGAGCAATCGCTGCCAGGCGCCGTGCGAAGGCGTCGTCCAACGCTTCGAACTGTTCCACCGGCAGGCCTTCATCCAGGAACTGGCGCAGATTCAGCCCATGCCGACCCATCCAGGTGCGGATGCCGGCGGCGCACAGCACACCGCTCTGCTCGCCCAGCTTGGCCGCGCGTGCGTGTTCGACCGTCACCATCACCACAGCGCCACCTCGCGGCCATCCACGAAATAGCGGTAGTCCACGACCAAATCGACCCAGAGCCAGCAACGGCGGTAGCCGTACCCCTCACGGCGGCATTCGAAGAAGATCGGGTGCCCGAACCAGTAGCGCCGGAGGACCGGCTTGATCTGGAACTTCATTTCTTGCCACCCTTGACCTTGATCGGTGTGGTGCGCAGATCGCCGTAGAACAGCACGTTGGGATCATCGATCCAGTTCGTGCCGAAGACCATGCTGCACTCGCGACCGTCCTCGGCGGTGGGGACATTGAAGTCCTCCAGGGCGGCCGGCTTCGGAACCGTAGGCTTCGGGCGCATCACGTAACTGACGATCAGCGCCACGATCATTACGACGATTTGAACCCACATGGGAGGCTCCTTTAGAAGATGGGATCAGGTCCGAAGGGGTTCTTCGGCGGGATGGTGTGCTGGCCGCCGTAGTTCAGCGCGTTGTTGAACTTCTCGTGGCAGATCTGCAGGGCATGGCCACAGCCGGGATAGGCGGACACCAGTGCGCCCGCAACGAGCGGCGCTGCGGTAAGCAAGGTGAGGGTCGGCCCAACATGGCCCACCACGAAGCGGTACTCGATGGCCGTGCCCTGCACCCATTTGATGAAGCCGCCGACGAACCAACCGTCCGGCTTCGCCGCGAAGGCAGTGGACGTGATCGTCTGAGCGGATGCGGCCGACAACACGCCATCGACTCGGAACAGCTCCGGATTCAGGCCGCAATCGGCATCGAACAGCGCGAACGGGCACTGCGCCTGCCAGCATCGGCGAAGCCCGTTCGTCGCGGCGGCGCCGGCATTGCTCTGACAGGTCAGGATCAGATCATTCTGTCGCTCGCTGAAGTCGCTCAGCACGCCATTCCAGGTGCCCCGGATCGCGCCGTCGCTCTTCCGGATCCGCCGCCACCGAACAATGATCCGATCGGTCGGCGGATAGGGCCGCAGCACCGAAGCCAACGTGAGGGACAGCGGTACGGTCACCTCAAGATTGGACCTGGCCTCCTGGGCAGACTGGCCAAGTCGGCCGCGCTTGATTGCCTCGGGGCTGAACGACTGCGAGTCGTAGATCTCCACCCGATCGCTGGACGTGTAGCGCCAGCGCTGGGAACCACGCCCAAACTCATACAGCTCAACATGGCGGGAGAACAGGCTCACGGTTCGCTCTCCTCAGCGCCAATGCCGGCGAAGGACACGCGGCAACGCGCGACGCCCTCACCATCGGTTTCATGGGACAGCTCCACGGTGTCGGAACTGAGGCGGGCCAGCACCATCCAGCTGATCAAGCGGATAGCACTCGGCTGCAGGGCGATGCCGTGCGGCGCGTCCAGCTGCAGGAACTCCCGCTGTGGATCCAGCTCCGTGGCCTCAATCAGCTGCCGGTACAGCACCTGGCCACTGAACAGCTCGATGCGTAGGTGACGACGACCTGCCTGGGCGCGCCCGAAGCGGGCCACACCCGCCCACGCCACCACGATGCCGCTGGAGGTGGTTAGGGCTGGCTCGACCAGCTCCAGGTCATCGGCCCAAGACGGCACCCACAGCGCAGCCGCGCGGCCCTGCAACCAGTACAGCAGGCTGCGCAGATTGGCCTGCTCGGTGCGCCCCCAGGTTTGCCAGGCGTGTGACTGCAGTGGCCATGCCTTGCCGGTGATGTCATCGACGGCAACAGGGCCGATATCGCCATCGATCACGACCAGCTGCCGGCCGAACTCGGCCGTCTGCGCCTGGTCGAGGTCGGGGCGCTGCTCCAGCACAGGTCGACCGCGATAGCCCGCCGCCGGCGCCGCTGCTGGCCAGTCGCAGGTCTCCACCGCAGCCAGGCGCACGGTCGACCGCATGACCTGGTCGGTCACGCGTTCCAGGCTGGGGGTCTCGGCAATACGCGCCGTCCTGCAGGGCAGCACCCGTGTGCCAGGTGCCCAGGCGTTGGCTGTGGGACGGGCCAGCTGCAGACTGTCGGCGGCAATGTCGGCCACTTCCACCAGCTCGTAGGTGGTGACGTCCTTCCAAAGCATGGCCAGGCCGCCGGGGCGGTAGTCGCGCTGCGTAGCGGCCTGTACCGGGATGGACTGCACACCCAGCGCCAGGCGCGCACTCAGCCACGACACGTCGTTCCAGACCGGCAGCGCCCAGGTACGCGCCGACCAGTCGAACAGCGCGTGTTCAAGCACCTGGCGCTCGCGCCGGTCGGCCAGCACGCTGAACTCCCAAGAGCGCCTCGGCGAGCCACGCAATGGGAATCGGGCTTCGCCGCCGCCGATCGACTGCTGGACGTCGGTCGCCCAGGCCAGCGTTTCGGTGACAGGCCGCTCCCAATCCGGCGGCAGCATCCACGCCGACATGCGATTTCCGGTAATCGTGACGGTGCGGCGCCCCAGGGCCACGAAGTCGTAGGACAGCGACGCCGCGATTACCGGCGGACCTTCTGTCGTGACCGACAGCTGCCAACGGCGCAGCTGCAGGGCCGAGAATGCCAACGGCGGCGCGCCAGGACCTACCAGCTCGACGCCTTCGCCGTTCTCAAGGGTCACCGAGGCCAGGGTCTGCTGCTGTAGGTATGAGTTCCAGACCTGAACGTAGCGCACCTGGTTGGTGACCAGGTTGCCCATGTCAATGCGAAGAGGCAGGACGTGGATCTTGTAGTACCAGTCATCGAACGAGCTGCGGAGGTTCGGACCAGCTGAGCGCTGCTCGGGTTCCACCACCGTGGCCTCATGGCCAGGCCCCACGTAGAAGCCAACGCCGGCCAGCGCAGAGCGGAACTGCAACGGGATCCTGGTGCGCGGGATACCCAGGTTGGCGCTGCGCCAGTTTGGCCCCATGCTGCTCTGAGTCGAGAGAAAGACCGTCATCAGGACTTTCTCACGGCCCAACCGTAGTTGCCGCTCGCCGGCGGTGAGTCGGTTCTGTCGTTCATCGCCAGCTTTCGCAGCCAAGGGAACACCACCCAAGTCTCGTCCGCGATCGTCACTTCCTGCTCTGGCTCAAGCCTATCCATGTAGCAGGCGCGCAGGCCGATGACCTGACCGATCGGAGAAAGATAAGGTGTGGTGCCAGGGCGCCGGACGGTCAGATGGATGGGTTGAAAGACGCTGCGGCCAGAGAACGTGTTGTCATCTGCACCGGCCAGAACATAGCCGAGCCACATGCTGTCGTAGCTGTCGGATGTTGTTGCCTGGTAAATCGACCCCACACCGCTGCCAGCTTGACCTTCCACACCCAAGGATCCACCGAAGTAGTTGCACAGCTGGTGGTAGCAATTGATCCGATTGTCCTCAATAGAGTCCGCGCGAACGTGGCCGCAGCCGGTGCCGTTGAAGTTGTTACCAAACAGCACGACATTGTTTCCATTCGGAATGAGAACGCCACTCCAACCGCCAGTGCGCGCCCAGTAGGTCCCATCGACATAGGTTCCACCCGCGTACGCACCAGCCTTCTCCAGCACGCCAAAGGCATGATGGCGATACTCACCGGCAACGGCTTGGGCCACCGCGACGTGGATTGCAGTGCCGTTAGAGAAGAGCTTCAGGCGCGGGAAGGGGCCAGTCAGCTCATAGGAAGAAATGTCGCGTGGAGACACCAACGGTTGCAACGCGGGAGTCGCGTTCCCATCGTAGCCAATGGAGATTCGTGACCGCAGGCTCAGCTGGTCGGTATTGAAAAGGTGCACGTAGTCCGAGATCCCAGGAATGCGGACCGTGGCTGTGCGGTTGGCACCGGCAAGCGTGTTTCGCTCGACCACCCAGCCATTGGCCTGCGCGAACTGCACAATCAGGTCGATCAGCGTTTGGACGTTCGGAATGTTGTTGAACTCGGCGTATGCCATTTTTCACTCCAGAGCGAAGGCGGCGTATTCGCCGTCGCCGGTTCGATACACGTTCGGCACCAGCAAGTAGTCCACGCCATTCGCAGTCACGATCTGCTCTGCCGTGGCGCCAAAGGATGGTGTGTAGAAGACGCCATCGAAGCTGCCGAAGAACTGCCCGCGCTCGGGCATGTCGCCGACCTGCCCGCCTCGGTCGTAGTTGCCAGGCACCCAGCCAATGCCGACGAGCTGGCCGCGTTGCAGCCAGCGCTGACCGTCAAGGCAGTTCCGGAAGTTCTGCTGACGGACACCGCGTGACCACGGCAAGGTCATGCGCGCGGTGGTCAGAGTGCTGCCGCTGTTGAAGTTGCGAATCGGCATCCACGCCTGGACGGGACTAAACAGATACGCCTGACTAAACGACAGGTTGCCGCTGCTGTCCGCGTTCGCGTTCCAGAAGTTCGAATGCTGGTAGGTGTCCAGTGACGCCTGAGCGTTCCTCCCCAGGAAGGACGCACCGATGAACAGCGGATAGCTCCAATCCCCCGGAAGGTGCTCAGGCAAGATGAAACCGCCATACATGGCGTCGTAGCGACCATTGATGCGGGTGATCACCTTGAAGCAACGACCGTTGGCGATGAACCAGTACTTGATGGGCGAGTTCACGCCCAAGATCGAGATGTAGTTCGAATTGGTGCCAGGCGGGTCGATGCTCGGCAGTGCGGGGTTGTACGCAACGTGGCCGCGAAGGGTCATGTTGTAGTAGTTGCTGGCCGGCACCACCCACGCCAGCAGCGACAGATAGATCTCGTCTTCACCAGCGAGCCCGCGCCCCTTCAGTGACACGAAGTCGTTGGCCGCGATCGGGCCGCTGGCCACGCCGCCCACCACCTGCCACTGCTGGTTCGCTGCCACCAGCGCCGCGTTGGTGGTCAGGAAGTCTCGCAGGCGGGCCATGAGGTCGGTGATGTTGGCGGCGGTGTCGGTTGCCCAGGCCATGTTCAGAGTCCCAATACTTGGCGGATCGCCGCAGAGTTGCGGTTGATCTTGTTGATGACGGTGGTGTCGCTACCGGGATCGTCCAGGTACTGGTCGAGAAGATCCGGCGACACCTGATTGATCACGCGTAGGCCCAACTGCGCCGCGGTGCTCGGTGGCGCCGAGGCTGGGCTGGTGAACACAGGGGAGCGCTGCAGCATGGGCATCGATGCCACATGTCCTCCGTCGGCATAACCGCGCCATCGTTCAAGCGCTGCCATACCCACCCGATTGAAGTCATAGAGGAACGCCAGGGCACCGGGCTGGCGCACCACTTCCTGGCGATGGACGAATTCACCTGCGTGGACCGTGCCGGCCTCCTGATACTTGCTGCCGGGACCGGTGTAACCGCCGACCGCGTAGCTTGCAGCCGCTTTCACGGCCGAGGCCGCGGCCATTGCCTGTGCGGCAGCCTGCATCTGGATGGCCGCTGCCGTCACTGCGGATGCTCCGGTGATCAGGCCGGAACCGGAGGTATTAAGAGCGGCCGCGCTCGTGGTAACTGCCGCGGCGCCGGCGGTGACACCCGCGGCCGCAGTCGACAAGGCTGCGGCTGATGCCTGCGTCGCAGCTGCGGCGGCCGCTTCAGTTCCGACATCGACGCCCTTGTCGAACACCATTGAGGTGATTCGATTGGCCAAGGCCTGTGACCATTGATCGGCCACAAACTCAGCCAAGCCGCTGGAGACGGACAGGAAGAACCCGCGAACCGCGTCGGTCAACGAGGCGCTCCCATTGGCCAGCGACATGAAAGCTTCCTTGAAGCCGGTCTGAAGCGTGGTCCTAACGGTTTGCTGAAGTAGGTTCGTGGTCTGAACCATTTCTTTCAGCTTCAGGTCGATCTGATCGACCGCGGCAATCGCCTCCGGCGTTCCGAGTGCAGTTGCTGCTGCCCGCATTTGTGGAACGAGATCCCGCAAAGCCACGCTCTGACGCTGATACAGATCAACCACACGCTGCTGTGCATCAGCTTGGGTAATCAGCCCCGCCTCCAGTTCTACCTGGATTCTCTGCTGCCCGAGCGCAATGCCCGCCATCACCTGGTTGTAGGTGTCCTGAAGATTCTTCAGTTCGGTGCTTGCCTTGCTCAGATTGAGGAGCTTGGCCACATCCGCGGCGTCGGCGGCCCGCCCGGCGGCCTCCAGTTCTTCCTTCAGCTTGGTCAGTTCACGTGTGGTCTTGGCCAGCTCTGCATCAGGCCCCCTTCCTTGCAAAGCAACAATGCGGTCACGGATATCCAGCATCTTGCGGTCGGCCTCGACCCGCAGGTTGGCCACATCCAGCTTCTTGGCTTCGTCCAGCAACTCCTGCTTGGTCTTCGCCGACGCATTCTGGAAGTTGCCTTCCGCAATAGCGGCCTGGATGCGGGCAGTCTCGGTCGCCTTCTTACGGCTCTCGTCCAAGGTGCCGACCAGTTCGATCTGCTGCTTGAGTCGCTCCAGCTCCCGCTGAGCTGCAGCCTCATCCTTCTGGCCCTCCGTTTTCGGCGTTTTCCGAGTGCGCTCTTTGAACTTCTCCTGCAGTTGCGCAATCCGCTTGTCGTAGGCGCCGCCGCTGACGCTGCCATCGTCGCCAAAGGTCACGCCTTTGAGGAGATCACTTCCTGGATTGGCCTTGCGCAACTCGCGGAACTGCTTGGCGACCTCTTCGGTCGCCTTCTTCAGCTTCTCCGCCTTGCTGGCGCCCTCTTCCAGACCCGACGCGATCGCCTTGGCCGCCTCGACACCAGCATCCTGGATCCGTTGTGCTTGGCCGGCACTCTCGGCGGCATTGACGTCACGATCGTAGGCTGCCCGAGCCTTGCGAAGCCGGTCGATCTGCTTGATCTGCAGGTCGTAGTAGTACCCGATCGCCGGGGCATTGCCGTTCTTCAGCGCCTGCTGTAATTGCTCGGTCGTACCACGCATCGCCGCAGTTTCTGCGCGGAGCATCGCTTCGGAGTCGGTGCGACCGATGTCCTTCAGGCCTTGCCACACGCGCTTGAGCGTACGAGCAACAGCATCCCATGCCCGCTCCAGAGAGCCGGCCCGCGACTCCATTTCTTTGACACGCTGGTCACTGACATTTGCGATGGCCTCCAGCGCTACCTTGGCGGCGTCGGTCGCCTTGCCCTGGTCCTCGAGCGCCCGAACCTGTTCGTACACCGCCGCAGTGAGGAAGTGATACTGCTCGTTGAGCTTGGCCAGTGTGGCCGAAGGGGCCTTGGACACCTCAACCACCTTGGCGGTGGTGCCCTCGATCGACTCGCCTGTCAGTTTGGCCAGGTTGACTGCGACGCTGATCGCTGTAGACAGGGTGTTGGCGGTTAGCTTCCCGCTGGCCGCCAACTGTTGGGCGGCCGCTGTGGCATCGGAGTACTCACCGGTGACCGCACCGACGGCATTCGCCTGGGCATAGAGCTGACCGCTGGACACGCCAAGTGAATGGCCGGTCGAGATCACAGCAGCGTCGAAGGCTCGCAGCTGCTTGTATCCCTGCAGCGCGGCGAAGCCAACAACACCCAGCCCGGCAGCCACACCGCCTAGGACGACCACCGCGGGATTGAGCGCACTGGTGAGCGCGCGCGCGGCGGGCACGACACCGCCGAAGGAATCCTTCAGCTGGCCGCCCTGCTGGATGGCCACCATCCAGATCGGCATGCCGCTGACGATGCTGGTGGTGATATCGGTGATCTGCGCCGGCAGCTGGCGCATGGCCATCTGGTACTGGCCGGCCGAGATCGCCCCGGCGCCCAGGCTGCGGCTGGTCGCTTCGGCAACCTTGACGGCGTTGCGCTGGACGTTGATGCCCGCCAGGGCGCGGTTGTACTGTTCGCGGCTGATGCGGCCGGCATCCACCGCCGCCTTGAGCTCCTGCTCGTCCCGCTCCAGCTTCTGCAGCTTTACTGATGCACTGTCATAGCGGCCCAGGGCGCCCTCAACAGCGCGCTGACGCTGTTGCTCCGACCGAGCCAGGCCCGCTTCCTGCTTATCCAGCGCCTTGAGCGCGCTGTTGTAATCCTCGGTGGTGATCAGGCCGCGCGCCATCACCCGATCAAGCATCGCCTCGGTGTCGGCCAGATCGGACATGCTCGCCGCGCCGCGCTCCAGACGTGCATCGAGCTCGGAGATCAGACGGATCTCATCGGCCACTGTTTTCTGCACTGCCGCGCCGGACGTTCGGACGCGATCTGCGGCGGTGGCCACATCCGCCGACATGGCCTTGGCTGATTCTCCTGCCGTTGCCATGCCCGCTGCGCCGGCGGCCGCCTTCTGGCCAGCATCCTCCATTTGGCTGCCCGAGGCGGCACTGCTGCGGGCAGCCCTATCCAAGGCATCAGCGGCCTTCTTCGCCTCTTTCGTGACGTCGCCCAGGCTGGCGCCGGCATCCTGGCCGGCGCCCTTGACCGAAGTCAGGCCTTTCTGGACCACTGGCAGCGCCTGGCGCACCTGCTCGATGTCCAGGGCGATACGCATCGCCAGTTCGAGGTTGCGCGAGGAGGCCATTGTTATTTCAGATCCTTCAGCAAGGTGGTCATCGGATTACCGCCGGCATAAGCGGCGTTGGCGTCGGTAATGCGCTCCCGTCGCGCCCGCCGCTGCTGAGCCTGGACGTGCTCCCAAGCGAGGGATATCTGGCGCTTGGTCATGCGACCGATATCGCCGAAGCTGCGGCCGTAGCCCGCGTTGATCAGGTCGGTGAAGACGCGCCCGTAACCGACCGGGGTTCCCTTTGACTGACGGCGTTTCGAAGCAGGCGGCGGAGAAAAAAACTGCTATTGGCCTGCCACCACAACAGCAGCATCTGTTCGCCGTCGGTTTCGTTGAGTGTCTCCAGCCACGCTTCCTGGTCCTGAACCTCCGCTGCGTGATCCTTGGCATCAGCCGGCGGCGCCGCGATCGAGCACGCCAGGAGATGCCGGATCAGATCCGGGTGGGACATCAGTGCATCCATGACTTGCAGCATGGAAGGCGGATCGGCGCCCTCGAACAGCGGCTGCAGGTCCGCAACCAGCGGTGCGGCGGTCTGCAGGATGCGGGCGGCCTCAAAGAAGCCGTACTCGCGCACCGTGATGGTCTTTCCGCCGAGTTGACCGTGCTGCTGGCCGGCCAGGACGTCCAGTTCGCTGGCTACGCCCTCCGGACCCGTTGATCCGGATCCGGAGGGCTGCTGACCGACGTTGCCGATCACCTTGGCCATCAGGCTGCATCCACCAGCAATGCACGGGCGTACAGGCCAAAGCGCGGATCGGCCTGGCGCACCGGGTCGATCTTCGCTTCGCCGGTGAGCGCAATCTCGCCGAAGGTGTCGTTGATCAGCGACAGCGTCTCAGAGGCCGGGAAGGTGACGCGGTGCACCTCGCCGCGGAAGCGCATGGTGGTGCCATCAACACTGTTGACGCCGTCGAAGAGCACGTAGTACTCGGACTTGGTGCTTTCGAAGACCTTCACCAGGCTGTGCGCAGCGTACTCGTAGGTCTTGGCCACCACTGCCGTCTTGTCGGTGAGGAAGGTGACGATGCCGGTGGTCAGGTTGACGGTGTAGTCGGTGTCCAGCACCAACGGCGCGGCTGGGGTGCCGCCCTCCAGAACCAGTGCGCTGATCGCCGCATACTCCAGCGCGACCACATCACCCGGCTTGACCGTACCAATGGCCTCGTTGGCTGCTGAGCCGGCAGCCAGCTCCATGCGGGTGCCGTCCGTGGCCAGCGCCAGGTGATCGGTGTTGAGCTGGCCCAGGGTCAGATTGACGCCGAGGTTGCGCTCGGTGGTCATGGTAGCGCCGACACCGCGCACACCGGACCAGCTTTCCTTCTTGGTTTCACGAGTGCTGGACATGGTCAGCTCGAGGACGCTGGCGTCATACGCCCAACGCGCCGGTGCGCGGCTGCCGTCGGCATTGCGCAGGCCCAGGTACACACGACCCTGCAGGGAGAAATACTCGGTATCGGACATGGCTTACTTCGCCTCCTGGGCGATGGCAGGAGTCGCCTGGCCGTTGGCCTTGCGCGACGGATTGGGGGAAGAATCGGCGTCGGGAGCGTCGATGAAGCCGCGCTCAACCGCCCAGGGCACCAGGTCGGCAGGAAGCTCCACCGTTTCGCCTTCCGCAATGGGCTTGCTCGCAAGCGTCAGGCCCGCCTTCTTGATCGTGTGCTTCTGAGTGGTCTGGGTAGTCATCGCGGAATCTCGGGTTGAAGAACGGCTTGGGTCTTCCATACGTCGACCCACAGGGCGGTGGCAGCGTCGTAGTCCTCGAGGTTGCCCTCGATGAGCTGGCAGGCACGGCCACCAGGAATGGGCGGTGTCCAGCCCAGCAGCGGCTGACGAACCTTGCCCAGCAGCAGGCGCAGCTCATCGATCACCTGCGCCCCACGCTGCTCGCGGTAGTTGCGGCAGACGGTCACCACCGCGAAGTTCACTTCGACCAACTGCGCCAGACGCGACTGCTGGCCGGGGATCGAAACGCCGGTTTTGGTCTCCAGCGGCATCTCCCGGGCCAGCAGCACGTAGCAGCACGGCGCGAGGAAGTCGCGCAGCGCTGTAACGGCGGCGTAGTCGGCGCTGCCCTGCACCTGGCGCAGCTCCTTCTCGCTGACGCCCTGTCGGATGCGATCGCGCACCAGGCCAGTGTCGAAGGGCTGGGCGCTCACCGGCCGTAGTCCTGCAGGGTTCGATGGCTGAACTCTCGCGGTGGTGCACAGACCTCCGGTGCACCGCCGCTGGGCGCAGGCAGCGGGTCATCGGCGCCGAGGCTGAACTTGCCATCGCGCACCAGCTCCAGAAAGCGCAGCGCTTCCTTGTAGTCGCGCACCACCGGATCGGTGCGTTCCTCGGTGTTGACCCGGTCCTTGTGCAGCAGGTAGCGCGCAATCCATCGGGCCCAGGTGGACACGATCCCCGGTACCGGCGCTGGCAGCGGTACCGGATAGGGCTTGGGCTTGCGCATGACCAGGTAGCCGTTGATCACGCCATCGGCATCGTCCAGGGCGCTCTGCACGTGCGCGGCCGCCTCATCGGCGATCGCCACGTCGGCCGGGTCGAATGCGCTGCGATCGCTGCCGAGCAGCGTGGCATCCATCAGCGCATCGTCCACAACCGGATAGCGCTCCGGCGTGGCCACCTGCGCCAGCTCCTGGGCGAGCTTGGCCGCCGACAGCAGTGCGAGCGTGCAGTAGGACATGACGGCCGGTTACTCCAGCTCTTCCGGGGCGACCGGGTCGTCACCGAGGACACCGGCATCCTGGTAGGCCTGCGCCTCTTCCCACGTCATCTCGATCCACGCCGGCGGCTTGACGACGACGTCGTTGTGCTTGAACGGGCTGAGTACTTCAAAGCACATAGGCAGCCAGAGACCATCAGAAACCAGTGCATTTGGCGAATCGCCTCCACCGGCGGCAACCCCAATGGTGATGTCGGCTTCCGGCGACGGAGCACCCGCGTCGATGGCGGCGTCCTGGTCCGCTGCCGGATGGTCAGCCTGCAGCGGGTCGACGGCAGCACCATCGCCTGCGGAGGCCGCCGACGTGGCGGTCTCCAGCTCACTGTGGCCTTGCTCCGGCACCAAGCCGTCCGTCGCCGGCGGTGCGTCGGCAGTCTTGTCTTCCGTGACGACTGGCACGTCGGCCGGCTGGTCGTCCTGGACGGTCTTGGGTGCGCTGGGCGGCGCAGTGCGGGGCTTGGCCACGACGAGATCTCCGAATAGGTGTGGTGCCGTGCTCTCCGGCTGTCACGCATGGTTCTGCTGTGCTCCGCACGGCCAGGCCCGCGTTCGCCTGGTGCCACCGCTCGCTGGGTTGTACGGGTAAGGCGGCAACTGCGCCGACTATCCTTCGCCGGCGCCGGTCATCAGTTGCCTGCGCCGCTGATCAGATAGCCGGCGGCCATGCCTGCCAGGACCGGGGTGGCATCGTTGCTGACCCCGTAGATCCAGCTCTTGGCGCTGTTGTCCCAGTAGGGAACTTCGACCAGGGGCATGCCTTCGATGCGATAGCCATAGCCGTAGCTGGGCTCCTCGACGTTGGCGTTCACGTCAGCGCCAGGGCTGACGTAGGCCAGAACAGCCGAAGTACCCCAGACATCACCGAATGCGCCATTGTCATCGGCCACCACACCGCCGCCGACGACGATGTTGTCGATCTCGAAAACCTGCTTGAGCAGATCCAAGGTGACCTTGCGAATGCCGGTGCTGGCCGAGCGATCAATCAGCTTTGGATGCTGCTTGAGCTGCTTGAACGCCTTGGCAGACAACAGCATGGTGTTGGGATACAGACCGATGCTGTCACGCACAGCTTCCTTGCCGGTTTCGACGTCCTGCGCGGGGTTCGAAGCAGCGTTGGACCACACGTTGTTGCCAGCCAGCGCGACTTTGTGGTCGTTGTCGTAGTTGGCTGCATTGGTGGCGATCTTGGCGCTGTCCACCTCGTACTCCAGCAGCAGCGAGCGCAGCACGATGTTCACGGCCCGGGTGCTCAGGTTGATCCCCGGCACCTGGCTTGCATCTCGCATATGTTCACGCGGCACCGGCGCTTCCAGTGCGCTCGGGACGATGGCGTACGGCTTGCCCTCATAGCCGAAGCGGATGCGCTTGGTATTGGCACCGGGGGCACGCTTGGCGTTGTAGATCTTGAAGGACTCCTTGCCGAACTCGATCACCTGGCCGCCATAGGCGGCGACGTCGGCGAAGGGGAACAGCGCGGTGGCCACGAGCTGCGCCTGGCGGTAGCCACGGGCGTGTTCGGAAAGGATCGGGTCAACGACACGAACCTGGCCGGGGGTCATTTGTCCAGACATGTAAATCTCCTGCGGCGCTAGCCGGTCAGTTCGGGATGAGGATCACTTCGAGGACGTCACCGTCAGCGACCGCTGTGGCGCCGGGCGCGGCGCGGGCAACGACCTTGCCTGCGTCAGCCGTGACGGCCTTGCCGTCAGCGCCGACCTCAATGGCAGCGCCCGCAGCAATGGCGGCACCCGCGGTCACCTGGGTCGTGCCCAGCACGTCAACCGGAGCGAGTTGTCCGATGGCAGCATCCGAGCGCGTTACCCCGCAGGCGTTGCCGCCGGCAGCGGCGACTCCACCGGTCGGCGAGACGAAACGGTTGTGGGTGAGGGCTGCCGCGGCCAGCACGGACAGCGTGAGCAGAGCGATGTTCTGGGACATGGTGGGCTCCTGGATGGGAAGGTCAGCCGCCGACCGCGGCGACTGCAGCCGCCCAGGACGTGCCGGGGTGCTGCTGCTGGTAGGCCTTGGCCTGGTTGAACAGATCCGCGCGGGCGGCATCGACATGCGTGCCCGGGGGCGCGGCGAAGTTCGCCGCTGCGTTGGGCGCGTCGCCACCGGACTTCTCGCTGAAGTCCACCGCCTTGGGCAGGCTTGTCAGCAACTCGCGCAGCACCGACTCGGCCGGCTTGGACACCGTCGTTTCGCCCTCAGCGAAGTTCAGCGGTTCCTTGCCATTCGGCTGGGCCAGCAGCAGCTCCACCACGGCCGGCTGCTGACGGGGCAGCAACTTACCTTCCTTCACCAGGCCTTCGGCGAACGCCACCGCGTCTTCGCGTCGGGCCGCCTGCTCACGGGCAGCGAGGGCCTTCTCGCGAGCGTCCAGGGTGGAAGCCTGCTGGTCGAGCTGCTGCTGGCGCTGGGCGTGCTCGGGGTTGTTCTGCTGGGACATGGGGTCGATCTCCGATTTGACCTGTTCACGAGTAGGAGGCGTTGCCGGGATGAGCGCAGGCGCGCCGATGGCGCTGCGCGGGAACTGGGTGAGCAATGGCGACGCAAAGAGGGCCGAGTTGCGCGCTCCGTCGTCATCGCGTGTGCTGCTCTCGATCCCACGGATCTGCCAGTCGGGAATGACCTGGTCGGCCGTCTCAAGGCCTTGGGTGTCGATCAGCCAGTCGCGGAAGCGGCGGAACAGATCCGTCAGCGTCCAGCCCAGCGGGGCCAGCGACATGGCAAAGCAGGCGGCATCGTCGCCCTCAGCGAACGAGGCCGACTTGAGCCCTTTCACTGCCGGCGGCTGCGCGCCCAGGAAGCCGATGTGGCGCAGGTAGTACTTGCCCGGCGTCGGGTTGCCCGGCGAATCGGGCATGAAGATCGAAGCGCTGATCTTCTTGAAGCGACCATTGTTGGCCAGCTCCGCGAACGCAGGATCGACCTGATGTGGTTCGGCCATCAGGAGGCCGTCCTTGGCCTGAAGGGTTTTGCCCCAGCCATAGGCCGGATCGTCGGTCTTGGGATGGCCCACCACGATGGGTGCTTCATGCAGTGCCGGATCGTAGCTATCGGCGATCTGCTGCACATCCGCTTCGCTGAAGGTCAGCGTGCGGCCGTCTTCGGCAACGTGCGTGCCGGCTTTGAAGATCTGCAGGGTGGCGGCGGGCTGGTTCATGCCGCCAGTTTTCCCGCGTCAGAACACGCTGTCTTTGAAACTGGTTTCCAACTTTCCCGGGCAGCGACAGATTGGTTCATGTCGCCAGTTTTCCCGCAGTGCCGTCTCACGCATTGGGACCGCATCCTGCAAGAAACGTCTAACAGAGATGGACGATCCGCGTGTAGTGATCTTGTTGCGCGGATGCAGGCACCGACGTGGCCTTCAGAGGCGTGTCAGACACCAAGCAGCCGCCGATGACGTCCGAGTGTGGCGGCCCCGGCATGGAGGCGCGCACAGCGCCTCCTACGCGATGATCACTCGAAGGCGCCGCGCACGTGGTCCTGGGCGATATCCAGCAGCTCCTTCTCATCCTCGCGACTGACACCAAGCCACGGACGAGCGGGGATGGTGATCGTGTAGGCAGGCAACGTAACGCGACGCCGATACTGTTGGTTCTGTCGGCTGGCTTTTACAAACCGACTCCCGCCCTTTCCCGTTCTCAGGTGGAAGTGGGTCGAGCGCGCTGGACGACTGATGGTTCCACCGCCCTGATGGATGGCGCCATAGGGCGCGTTGGTGCCGACCAGCACTGCATCGCTTCCATCCAACTGCCACGACGCCATGTCGCCGAGCATGTGGAAGTCGAACTCCAAGATTGGCCTACCTGGACGTTTGCGCTGCTTGTAGCGCTTGTAGGACGGCGAAAGCGCTCGCCACTTCCGACCGGATGGATCGACCTGTTGCTTCCCGCGGCGGCGGGTCGACCCGAGCAAGTACTCGCCCCAGTCCTTCAGGATCAGCTCGCGCGCTTCTCCTTCCAGCTGCCGCAGCGCATCGGCCAGTGCGGGTGTTGCCGAATCCAGAGTGACTTCGAGCTGTGCCATCAGAGTGCCCCCTGCAGCAGCTGCAGCGTGCCATCGGCTACGCCACGTCGAAGCGCGGCGGGCATCAGCATCTGTAGTTGAGACTGCACCGTGCTGACGCCTGTTTCGGAGATGGCCACATCGACCACCATGAAGGCAGGACGCCCCACCGCCAAGACATAGCGCAGGCGGCCTGCGGCAGCGTCCAGCAGGATGGCCACCGCATCAAGAAGGCGGATTGGCAGCTCGGCTGCGGCGATGGCCACCGCGCCAGGCCGAGCGATGGGGAGCTGCTCGGCCAACACGGCAAAGGCCGCCGTCGCCGGGCGAACGGCGGCACGCTGCAACTGCGACACCAGTCCGGGCGCCAGTGCTCCAGCGAGGTAGCGAGCAGCGTGGGCGGCATCAGCATCAATGCTGGCCAGCCAGCTGGCATAGCCGGCCTGGAGGGCGTCCCTGGCGCGCGGCCGCGCCAAAGCCTGGGCGGCGCTGGCAGC